GAAAGCAGTTTCTGCCTGCCTCAAAAAGTGGCAAAGCAATTTGTAATCATGCATTTTTATCACTCCCTTATCCGCATATTACAGCACACGCCCTGATATGTCAATGGAGGAAGACCATGAGATTACGAAAACAGTATTTGACCAAGAACGACTGTTACAAGGCCGGGAGGACCATCCGGCCGCTGGGAATAATGATACACTCGACGGGGGCTAATAACCCCTCTGTGGCCCGCTATGTGCCCGGAGATGAGGAGATAGGACGAAACACCTATGGCAACCACTGGGACCAGACCAATACAGAATACAAGGCAAAATTTGATAAGAAGCTGAATAAGTGCGCCCACGCCTTTGTAGGCAGATTTGCCGACGGATTGGTGGGGACAGTGCAGACCCTTCCATGGAATCGCCGTGGCTGGCACTGTGGCCGAGGGAAGAACGGCAGTGCAAATGATACCCACATTTCCTTTGAGATCTGCGAGGACGGCCTAACGGATGCCAGCTATTTTAAGGCGGTGTACCAGGAGGCCGTGGAGCTGACCGCCTCTCTCTGCAAAGAGTATAACCTGGACCCGTTGGCTGACGGAGTGGTAATCTGCCATCAGGAGGGCTACCGCAGAGGGATCGCCAGTAACCACGGGGATGTCCTTCACTGGTTTCCCAAATTCGGCAAAACCATGGACAATTTCAGGGCCGATGTGGCCCGGTGGATGGAAGGAGAGGATGAGACTGTGACCTATGAGCAGTGGAAGGAGTACATGGACCGCTATCTGGCCGAGCGAGCGGAGCTGCCGGCCAGTATGCCGAAGCTGTTTGCAGAGGCCAACGAGCTTGGCCTGACAGATGGGACCCGACCTATGGCATTTGTCACTCGTGAGGAAAGTGCCGTTATGGCACGAGCTGCGGCGTTGAAGTAAGGAAAGGACGTGGAGCATGAGCGCAAGAGTAAAGCTACCTCCTGAAATGGCTGACCTCTTGCGCTCTGAACTTGATGCTGCTATCAAAGAATCCGCATTCCACCGGGACGATGAACTGATCGCCAGACGATATCTTATTGACAAATGGTGTCAGATGGATATTGCGGCGGAGCTGGGATGGCGCAGGGCCACGGTGGGAGACCACCTCAAACATATTTTGGAGCGGGTGGAAAATGTATCCGCCAAGCTCTACACAAACCGTACATAAAACGTACACAACCCCGACTGGGACCGTACCCAGCCGGGGAATTTTTATGCGACAATATAGACATGGAGGACGTGGGGAACAAGGGCTGTACACGTCGCAGTCCTCCTCACGGACTCCTTATTTTTATACAAAGGACGTGTGATATATGACCCCGGTAGAGAGATTGATTGCCGCTGGAATACGACCCGATTGCGCCAGGGAAACCATTATGTGGTTTCGGGCACAGGGGGATGATTATGGTTTGGAAAAGTATCTGAATGAGGTGGAAGCAAGGAAGGGGGTTCCAGCTAATGGCCGGATTTCCTAATTATACATACCCCGCTTACGGCGGCTACAACCCTGTAACTCCGTTTGCGCCCGCTCCACAGGTCTACCAACCTATGCAGCAGCCCGTTCCGCAGCCTGTACAGTCCGCCCAGACAGTTGGGAGTACAAACACACAGCCCAACTTTTTCTGCCGTCCTGTGGCCTCCAAAGAGGAGGCGTTGGGTGTCCCGGTGGACTTTATGGGTGCCCCCATGTTTTTCCCGGACCTTGCTCATAATGTGGTTTACATGAAGCGGTTCAATACCAACAGTGGGTCGGCTGATGTGTTTGAGTTTAAGCTCGACGCGCCTAGAGAGAAACAGGAACAGGTCCCAACTCAGGTAGCGGCCTTTGCACCGCTGGATGAGTTTATAGACATGAAGGACACAGTACAAAATTTAAAGGATGAGGTTGATAGGTTGAAAAAACCTACTGGAAAGGCAGTGAAAAAGAATGATGCCTCCAATGATGAATAATCCAATGATGGCAATGCTCCAGATGGCACGGAACGGCGGAAATCCCATGCAAATGCTCCAACAGATGGCTGGGCAGAATCCGCAGGCCGCCCAAGCTATGCGGCTGATCCAGGGAAAGAAGCCGCAGCAGCTCCGCCAGATTGCGGAAAACATGGCAAAGGAGCGGGGCGTTGATCTGAATCAGATGGCCCATCAAATGGGCATTACATTGCCTAAGTAAATAAAGCACTTTATCAGTTTTCGGGTCTTGATAAAAACCGCTCTTTGGAAACATCCGGGGAGCGTACGGCCCCGATGTAATAACTGATAAAGGAGTATATACAATGGACAACGATTTTGCGACTGGCTATGCGCTGGGCAGCGATTCCAACGGCGGAAACTGTAACAATGGCGGCTTTTGGGGCGGTGACGGCTGGTGGGCTATTATCATCTTCGCCATGATTTTTGGCTGGGGCCGAGGCGGTTTCGGCGGCTTCGGCGGTGGCGGTGCCAGCACTGATCCTGGTCTCCAGGGCCTTGCTACCCGTGCCGATGTAAACGAGGCCATTGCCTTCAACGGTGTGGAGCGCGGCATCTCTGCTATTCAGCAGGGCATCTGTGACAGCACCTATGCCCTAAACAACAGCATCACCAACGGCTTCAATAACACCAATGTTGCTCTGCTTCAGGGCTTCAACGGCATCCAGTCCCAGATGTGCAACATGGCCGCGCAGGCTCAGGATTGTTGCTGCCAGACCCAGCGGGCCATTGACGGTGTGAATTACAACATGGCCACCAACACCTGCGCCATTCAGAACACTATCCAGGGCAGCACCCGCGATATTTTGGAAAACAACAATTCCAACACCCGTGCCATCCTGGATTTCCTGACTCAGAGCAAGATTGATTCCCTCCAGGCTGAGAATCAGTCCCTCAAGCTGGCTGCGTCTCAGGCTAACCAGAACAGCTATCTGACTGCCACTCTGGACGCTCAGACCTCTGAACTGATCCGGCGCATCAATCCCATGCCCGTGCCAGCCTATCAGGTGCCCGCCCCCTATCCCTACTGCGGGGCCTATAACAGCGGCTGCGGCTGTGGCTGCTAAACTGGTCGATTTCGACCCCTTTAAATTTCCGGCTCTGCCGTGACTATTTCGGGGCGGTGGGCAACAGTCTGCCGCCCCTGATTTTTGGAGGTAAAATATATGTCTTGCAAACCTGTATGTAGGCTTGTGCTCTCACAGGCGGTCACCTTTACTGGTGGGAATCTGGAGATCAACCTGCCTGCTGGTTCCTACAATAACGGAGAGAAGTATTGTATCGTTGTGGCCCAGGCGATCCCTGAAACTACCACTATCAATGCTCCGGTATATATCACCATCGGGAGCGGGACAACGCTCTACCCGCTGACCAAGCGTAACTGTGCTCAGGTAACTGCCTGTGGTATTCGTACCCGCACCCGCTACTCCGTCTGTGTGGTTACTACCCCAACCGGCGGCTCGTTCCGTATGCTGGGTCAGCCTTGCTGCTCCCCTAGCAACAACCTTTCCAGCATTGACGGTGGGACCGCCGCTGCCCCTGCGACATAAAGGAGGGATACAGTATGAAACGATCTACTAAAATGCTTCTGATGAACCAGGGAAAAGAAAAGGGCCGCCATTTCGGGTTTGAGTATGATGATTGGCGGGCTAAAGACCGCTATCCGTATCCTGACCGGGCGGAGGACCGCCTCCGCGACCGCACTGGCCGTGAGCACTACGACAATGGACGGTACGCCCCAATGTCCACAATGATGGAACCGGAGAACAGAGGATACCGCAGATATTCAGACGGACGGTTTGCGCCCAGGTCGGATATGTATGGGCCTGATATGGGGCGCTATCTTCCCTACCATGACCAACCCATGGGCCATTTTGACGAGAACCAGCATTGGCCGATAAACGATAGATACGAGGGCCGTCCAATCGGGTTCAATCGTGACTGGGTACAAATGGGAAGTTCCGATGCGAGCGTGCCTCAGTATCGAGAGATGGACCACATTCCTGGCCATCGTGCTATGAGTGGATATTCTGACAGCAATTATTCCCCAAAGTTTGACCAGCAAATGGCCGATGAGTGGACCAGCCACATGGAGAATGAGGATGGAACAAATGGAGCCCATTGGACATTCGACCAGGCAAAACAGGTCATGGCACAACGGAGTCTAGGTTATGATCCCTACGAATTTTGGGCCGCACTCAATATGATCTATTCCGATTATGTTAAAGTGGCCAAGAAATTCGGAGTCGGGGATAAGATCGACTTCTATGTAGATATGGCGAAAGCATTCCTGGACGACAAGGACGCTGGTCCCGATAAACTGGCGAGGTATTATAAGTACATCGTAAGATAGTGGTGGAAAAAGTGGTGGAACAAAAAATATACATATCAGATAATACTTAGAGTACCAATGGATTTGTAGTTTTTTAATCACTGATTCCGGTTCTGAATGTTGGGGGTTCGAGTCCCTTCGGGCGTGCCACTTAGAAAAGCTCCGAAAGCCTAGTAATTTCAAGGCTTTCGGGGTTTTTTCTTTCCTTATTCCGTTTCATCTGATAGTCCGTTTTTGGGCCATTTTGGACCTTTAGGTGGTGGAAAAGGTGGTGGAAATTTTTATCTTCCACCGCTGGCTTTGGTAAGTTCGCAGGTGCCATCTAATTTCGAAATTGCTGAATGAAGTGTCGCAGAATCTTTGTGTGTGTAAATATTTGCGGTAGTCTGGATGTCAGCATGGCCCATGAGTTCTTTCGCGTTATTGAGTGGGACCATTTTCTTCTGTAGGTCAGTGCAGAATGTATGCCTTAGACAATATGGTGTAAGGTCTTTAGCCACTACAGATTTTATAATACGATTACGGTATAGCTCCGCACCCATGTATATATCAAGCTCTCTCAAGAAACTTGTCCACATACGCCTCATACTGTTTTCGTTTTGTCGATTTCCGGCTTGGGTAGGAAACACAGGATCAAAAGGCTTCCCTTTTGCATTTAATAATTTTGGACGAAGTAATGCGTGGATCGGAATATCACGCACGCCCGCTTCGGTTTTTGGTGCCTTAATAGCGGTTGATCCACTTTCTTTTGCCGCATGTACATGTATTTCATTGTTGGTAAAGTCAACATCAGACCAAGTAAGAGCGGCCGTTTCTCCCGGCCTCATGCCCGTGTATAACAGAGTTAGTATCCAAAGGCCAGAGCTATGGTATTCCGCTACGGCTAATATTGCGGCTCGTTCCTCCTCGGTAATTGATCTCCGCTGCCCTTCTACTACAGCTGGAAGCTCTAATAATTCGGCAGGGTCATAAACAATAATTCTGGACTGCCTGGCTCGTTTAAATAACTCCTGCATAACCATACGGAGCTTTTTGACATGAGAAGCTGATTTCCCAGCCTGACTATTTAATATTCGCTGTAGATGCACATCCCTTATATCTCGCAACTTCATGTGTCCAATTTTTGGCCTAATGTATCCATTGTATTTCTCATCATACATCCCAAGTGATTTTCTTGTAAGCCCCTTTGGGTCTTTATAAAGCGTTTTCCATTCCTTATACCAGGCGTTGACAGTCATAGCACCGCCTACGACTTCTTCACCACGCTTGGCGGCGGCGATTTTCTCGGCCAGCTTTGTCATGGCCTCTAATTCAGTTTTCCCAGTAGCCTCGTACTTCTTTCCGTTGTACCTGGCTGTTTTTCGAATATAATCTTTAGACATTGACTTTTTCCCTCCGTTCTAATAAAATGGAGGGGCAGAGTGCCGATCAAAGCTTCTGCCCCTTTTCCCCGTTCCGGTGTTGGTAGCGCCGGGGCGGGGATTTTTATTGTGCTCTTTTCAACTTCTCAACGTCTCGGTTTAATTTCTTTACCATTGCTTCCAAAGCGGTGATTCGGGTATCCATGACTTCTATATCATCCAGCCGTTCCAGCTTCTCCATCATAATGGACTGATTTTCCGCCAGCAGATTGAATTTCGGAGTGACTTCTGTATCCAGAAGGACCTTCATGCGCTGGGTGGTTTCGTCCAAGATCTCCTGCTTCTGCTGGGCCAGCCTTTGGTCCATCAGTTTCGCCATCCGTTTTTCGGATTCACCAATTCTAGAATCCATCAACTGTGCGATAGCTTGCAGATCTTTTTCTTCTAACATAAAATTCTCCTCTCTATTTCCGTTCCCCAAAGTTAAGTTCTAATCTGGTTTATCTAGCAGCCGACCTGTTTTCCGGTCCCGCCTGACATCATGAGCACACCATTCTTTGGCACCGCATTTCTGGCAGGGCTGGGAATAATCATATTTGAATACATTAAACCGACTATCATACCCAATAGGCGGGCAGTCAGAGAGGCAACGACCACATATTACGATTGTTTCAGGTGACTTATATCCCATAAGTGAATCCTCAGAGTTTATACATTAACTTTTGAGTTGCTTTCTATTTCCTTTTTGCAGGCAATTAAAGATTGGTTACATACATCACAGATCGCTTGTCCTCTTTGGGCGGAAACGGAAAGAATAATATCGTCCGCTTTGCTTTTGACAGTTAGCGTCCCGTTTTCATATGTAAAACCTAATATATCTAAAGTCTGAATGGTTCTGGTTTTCCAGTCATCCGCAATAATCAATTTGCTGATAGCCATAGCACAGGCGCATGGCGTTCCGTTTTTCTTTGCGATAAAAGCACTGACAACTTCGACATCAGGAGAAACAGCACGCTCTACAAAAGAGAAAAGCTTAGAACAATCTCCTTCTGCAAGACCAAAATTAAATTCAAAGCGGGTTACATAGCTTGACATAGCTTCCGCTCTGACCATGTCCTTGGAGGTGTAATTAAATGGGCATTGAACTAGAGAGGAGCCTTGTTCAGATGATCTTGGAGCAGGAGCAGTCCTTTTTTGTACGGCCTCCGGTTTTCTCAAAAGTGAGATAATAGCTACTACAGCACATGCGACACACCATGTTGACCAAACAATAAGATCTACATAAATTCCACCCATTGTATAGCCAAGTAGAGCAGCAACACCAAATAGCACGATAATTGCTATATCGCCGGCTTTGTTGCCCTTCCTGGTTACAATAGAAACGATACCGCCAGCGACCATAAGGAGTGCAACAATATAACCGATAGTGCCGCTATAACTTCCCGCATTTAATAAATTGTTAGCTATGCGGTCTATAATTGAAGCTGCTCTTGACTGATATACGACTACTGCACTGAGTACAATGGAGATGATTCCAGATACCAGTTTCCAGGTTTTCATTTCTGCTCTCCCTCTCTCTATCTTTTTCCGCCCTCCGGCGGTTGGGGCACACACTGTATCATTCGAACTCGTAAATCAAAGAAGGAAGATTTTTTTCTGTAAGTATCGCTGTTGTACGTATTTTCTTAATCAAAAGTGTTCTTCCCACGGTACCTAAATCGTAAAAAAATCCTATTCCATTTCTCCAAAAATGAATATGTCCCTTGACAACAGAGCCATCTTGACCGTAAAACAAACTTCCAAATGTAGTGTCGTGGTAAACTGGTTCAAATCCGCTTTTTGTCTCCCTGTATTCTGGCTGGTATAATTTAGTCGTAAACTGAAATTCTAATGGGATTTTTGCTGGTTTCCCTGTTTTTGTTTTAGGGGTGCATTTTAACGTGCTATATCTATATTCTTCAGCATACTTTCTATAAACAATATTTTTGATTGGTATCTCAAGACCGGAGGGAATTATGTCCGAATAAGAAACACTGTCATGAATATATACATTGATTTTTTCTAGTTCCGCAACTGCGGCAATCTGGTTCGCTTTGTCCAAGTCCATATATGCACATGGATGGATGTTTTTCTCCACAAGTTTTTGTATTTGAGATTGGAAATGAAACGGAAGCATTGAAAACTTCCTCATATCCTCATTTGTTACAGAGAGCACCATATTTAATTCTTCTTGTTCCCTTTGATTAGCTCTCTCAATACACTGCTTTTGGCACTCCTCAAACTTCTTCTTTTCATCATTTTTTTTAGATATAAAATCGAATATACCCATTTTTATCACCGTTCTTCAAAAGAAGCCTTAATTAAGGCCTAAAAATATAAATCGGCTTCTAAATTATTATGAGTATACCAGCAGACAGCTTTCCGCATGAAGTCCTCGGTAACATGGAAATAGTCTGCTAAGTCCCACATTTCTGTATGACCATCAGCGATAGCTTCATCCAAGGCACACACAGGTATCATTTCCTCAATTGCCCACTTGTCCGCCCTGTGCTCGTGCTTTTTTCTTATATCACAAGTGGCATATCTATTGTAGAAACTGCCGGTCATGCAATGACCGAGTTCATGCCCAAGTTTTATTTTTTCATCTAAGGTCGATGTCAACTTGAACGGATCGATTGCAATATAGCAAGACCCATCGTTATCCATGACGGAAAGGGCCTCTCGCTTTTGTAGTTCAAAGCAGTCTACCGCAACATTATTTTCTTCTGCAATACGGTATAGGCCCATCAGGTCCATCATTTTTTCTTCTTCCTTTCCCGGACAAAGGCGGCGTATCGCTTTACGTCGTCCAGGTCGTCTTTATCTACATCATCAGAGTCGCCCCACAGGGCAAACATAATATCGTCGTCGCTGACTTTGCGCTCACCATCGGTGAGCGCTTTTTTTGTTTCTTCTCCAGTCAAAAGATAATCTACAGAAACGTTGAAATACTCTGCAATCTTCATAAGCGTAGTTGTGTCTAGAGATTTTTTTCTCCCATTTTTCAAGTCAGAAAGCACACTACGCCTAAAGCCAAGCTCTCCGCATAGACCTCCTGGAGTAATCCCTCGTTCTTTACAAAGTGCATAAATATTTTCGTACAAATTGTACATTTGTGCGTACCTCCGTTTGTGCAAGCGAACAAAAGTACGCAAGAACAGAAAAACTGCTTGACTTGTACGTGAGAATGTACTAGAATACTCACATAGACAGCCCGTCTAACGTACTTATTTTGTTTGGTGACGCTTACATAATAGTACATTTAGACGTACTTGTCAACCATAAATGTACGGAAGGAGGTATTTTCGTGGATTCATGCAAATTCACGTCGTTTGGTTTGTGCGTAAAGACGGAGCTGCTAAAGCGTGGAAAGACACAAAAGTGGCTGGAGGAAGAAATCACAAACCGGACGGGTCTTTTTGCAGACAGCGGGTACATGGACAAGATTTTGAAGGGGAAGCGAAATGCTCCAAGAGTTGTTGAAGCAATTCGGGAAATTTTGGAAATCCAGGAGTGCGATCAGGATAGCACAGAACCTGTCCAATAAAACGGGACGGTGAATAGGGGAGGGGGTGAGAGAGATGGATAGGCAACAGATAAAAGAAACGCTCGAAAAGCAGTTGCAGCTACTTTCCGAGCGTTCAGAGAAATCAGTAGAAGATCGAGACCTCTATCAATTGACGGGTGCGATGGTCAGTCTTTCAACACTTCTTCTTGCTTTTGACTAAACCAGTTTTCGCTCTTCTTTTTGTTCCGGTCTTTCAGTACCTGATAATAGGCATCAAGATACATTTCATAGATCTGAACAGGTGTTTTTCCAGTTAAATCCTGGGTTTGGACATAAAGATATGCTATGGCCTCAACAGGAGTGCTGGGGAAAGTATTAAAATCAGACATTTTTTCACCCCCTTTCTCTCGTATTTTACCACGGGAGCGGGTGGGGGACAAGAAAGAAGGGGAGGGGGTGCATATCATATTTCAATGGATCGCTTTATTATTGTCTGTTATTGAAGTGGGTTACATATTTATCTGCGCTGTTTCAGATGAAGAAATAAGCGGTCTGCTTGTATTGCTATTCTCTTCCTCAACGCTACTTTTTGTAGCATTACATTTTTCTTTTTCATAAGTATCCGGTACATCGTTAAATAACCAAGAAGGAGGAAAGCCAATGACCCCCAAACAGAAAGCGAAAATACTCAGGGAGATATACGGCGGTCTAATGACCCTGGAAGATGTCCGGCGAGAGCTTGGCTGTACCAAGAGATGGGCCAAGCAGTGGCTGGAAAACCACCAGATATTCGGCATTAGAATGAGCGAAAAGAGGGTGAAATACGATGCGGACATGGTGGCATCCGCTATTGTGCGTGACATGGGTGTGAGCGCATGAGAACGCAAAATAATTGCCCCCACCCGTGAAGGCGCACGGATGAGGGCGGAAGAACAGGACAAGTCCTAGCACCTTGTATTTTAGCATGGTGCGGGACGGAATACAAGGAGGAAATATGTTTAGTTTTGAGGATTATATGGATGCGCTAAAAGGTGCTGGCCCGAAGTTAAAAGAAATGGTCCTTGAACGTGCAGAGCGAGAGGGCAACCTGGATCTCCGGGAGTTTAAGAGGCTGGTTGATTTTGCGTATCCAGACCCTGTTTAAATAAAAACGCCCCGCCAGGTGTTACGACCACCTGACGAGGGCTGGCAAACCTAACTGACCACACCAATTAGGCTTGATGGATATATCATACTAGAACATCTGTTCTCTGTCAAGCCGGAAAGGAAAATTTTATGAAAAAAACGCTTGAAGAGAACGACAGCATTAAGGACCTTGGGACGCAGAGCCGGAATTCTAGGAGGCACATGAACAATCTGGAACGGGATCATTATGGAGTTGATGTGCCGGAGCTGCTTAAAACGGTTCGGAATTTAGCCGAAGTCATGGCGAGAATCCTGGACCGGGAGGACAGAAATGAAAACTCCAAATGAGACGGTCCGCCGCATCACCCAGCGGGCTATGGAGCGGCACCGGCTGTCGCAAAGGGGCCTTGCCCATGAGATCGGATGCGGCGATGGCTCTATTGCAAAGCTCCTGGACGAGCAGGAGGTACGCCTTACTCAGGAGCAGTGGTTCTATTTGATGACACTGGGAGGAATCAGAATTGTTTGAGTTTTTATCCGTGGTGTGCATGGTGTGCATCGTGATCTGTACCGCCCTCGCTGTGGCGGAATTTATGGAAGAGAGGCGGAAGAAGTGAAGTACATTGAGGATAGACGCTCTCTGGTGGAGCGAAACCACGACGCTAGAGAATATTGCTATCAGTGCCGCCGGGAGCGTGAGGCACGCATGAACCGCATTGTGAGGCGGTGCCTGGTGGTGTCTAGCATGATCTTTATGTGCTCTCTGCTGGTAGGGTGGGCGCTGTGATGTGTGACATTGAGCATCCAGATGTTACAGCGATTCAGCGGACAGGTTATCCATCCTGGATTGAATGCGAGAACAAGGACACAATGGCAGAACTAAAGGAATACGCAACAGAATATGCACTTGAGATCATCAAGTGGCTTCTGGACGGCTATCCTGGCATCATTCGGGAGTTTTCAGAATATGCCACGGGTTACGGGGCCACGACTTATCAAGACTGGCTGAATTGAGGGATATGGAGTTGGTTATATGGAAACTACAACAAAACTGCTTGCATGGGCAACTGAAAACACAGGTCCACTGGAAGAGATTCAAGCTATAAACGGGACAGTTCGTGTCAGGCTGAAGGATGGGAGATCTGGCTTTTTAATTATGGGATCTGACGGGATACCAGTGGCGAATCTTCCACCGGAGGTAGGAATATGAGCCGCTTAATTTGTGTAATGGGTGAATCCGGGTCTGGGAAAACAACGGCTATGCGGAATCTGGACCCTAAAAGCACCTATTATATTGACTGCGACGGAAAAGGACTGGCCTGGAAGGGCTGGCGCAAACAGTACAGCGAAGAAAACAAAAATTTTGCCTATACCAGGGACATCCAAAAGATTGCAACCCTGATCGTCAATATCAGCCAGAAGAAACCGGAGACAAAAACCATCGTCATTGACACTCTGAATACCTGCATGGTGGACAAAGAGGTCAAGGGGATGAAAGAAAACGGATTTGGAAAATGGATTGATCTGACCCAGTTTGTGTGGGACTTGATCGAGACAGCCGGCCGGCAGAGGGATGATCTGACCATCATTTTTGTCATGCATAGTGAAATGATCCGGGATGATTTTGGATACAGCTTTACAAGAATTAAAACGAATGGCAGGAAACTGGAAAAGCTGGTCCCGGAAAGTCTGTTTGGGACTGTTCTACTGGCCAAGAAGACCGATGATGACCGCTATATATTCGAGACGCAGGCAAAAAACAGCACAGCAAAAAGCCCCATGGGAGCCTTTAAATCCTTTGAGATCGATAATGACATGGGATTTGTTCTAAAGGCATTGGAGGACTTCTGATGGGTAAGGCAAAGGACGAAGGGGTAACCAGCTATACCAAAGTAACCGTAGACCTGTTTTTCCCCGATGACCGTGTATGCTGTGAATTTTGCCCATTATTAGAAACATACGCAAGAAAACAGTGCCGAAGGACGGCTGAATACATCGTAGACACTCGTTATAGAGGGTATTGGTGCCCTTTAAATATTATCGAAAATACGGAGGAATAGAGTAATGAAACAGTTTAGCGGATTTGAAGCCAAGAAGTCTGCTGGGGCCAGAGAGCTCCTTCCTGCTGGTGGCTATGTCGCCAAAATTCTAAATGCCGAGGAGGTTTCCTACGACTGGGGGAATGTACTTCTGATCTCCTTTGATATTCTGGAGGGCCAGTACAAAGACTTTTTTGCAAAGGATTATAAAGAGCAGGATCGAGAGGACAAGAAATGGAGAGGAACTTACCGCCTTTCTGAGCCAAAAGATGACGGGAGCGAAAAGGACGGATGGACTAAGCGCGCTTTTGGAAATGCTGTCTGGTCCATCGAGGCCAGCAACCCTGGCTACCACTGGGACTGGGATGAAACGAAGCTGAAAGGAAAACTTGTTGGCGTTTTGTTCCGCAATCGGGAGTGGGAAATGAACGGAAATACTGGTTGGACCACGGAGTGTTGCGCTCTGACTGATGTAGACGATATTCGGCAGGGAAAGTATCGACAGCCAAAGGATAAGCCGTTAAAAGTCACCAGTGCCGCAGAAAACAGCTTTGCCCAAATCAATGAAGACAGTGGGGAGCTGCCCTTCTGATGGATCATTTTTCGGTCAAGCGCGCCCTATCTACAATGTCCGTTTTATGGGACACTAGAGAACAGGACACACCACGGGCCAGAAAACGTATGGAGCAGATCGGAGCCCCGATTGAGAGAGTAGCCCTCTCTTTCGGGGATTACTCCGTTAAGTGTGACACATTGGACTTAAGGGACCAAGTAGCTATTGAGCGTAAGATGGATTTGACCGAACTGGCTCACTGCTATTGTCAAGACCGGAAACGCTTTGTCAGGGAGTTTAAGCGGGCTCAAGAGGTGGGGGCTAAGATTATACTCCTTGTGGAGAACGGGAGTCTTGACGAGGCTTACAGCGGCCATTATAGGGCAAGAGTTCACCCGGCATCACTAACGGCCTCTATGCTGGCTTGGCTGGCCCGCTATAACTGCCAAATCCTGTTTTGTAAAGAGGAGAACAGCGGACGGGTCATCCATGATGTACTGTACAGGGAGCTAAAGGAGCGATTGGAGGCAATGCCGGATGAAGAAGAAATTTAGAATCACCTGCACCCATAATCCCCAGGACTTTTTCAATGGACAGGAACCGGCGGAACTTTCCAAAACTTACATAACCGACAACTTAGAATTGGACACCAGCAGAGAAATCCATGATGGTTACCAGGTGATTGTATCGGAGGCTGAAAAGGATGAAGAATGAAAAGCGGAGAATTAAGACCGACCACCTTCCGTGCCGCTATGACTTTAAGGTTATGACCAATGGAAGGCCTATGACCCTGTACGACTTGACGATGGATGAGCTGACCTGTCTCATGGATGTTTATTTCAGAAACGGATATGAGCAGATATATGCCAGAATCGCCTCAACATGGGAGTAAGCTATGGACGAAAAAGCAGGGTGGATCAAACTCTGGAGAAAATTTGCGGATGACCCCTTATGGGTTTCGGAACCATTTACCAAAGGACAAGCTTGGGTTGACCTGCTTCTTATGGCCCAAGGGACGGAGAATACAATTTTCAAAAATGGGAAATTTATGGAGTTCCAGCCTGGAACTGTCTATAAGAGCATCTTAGAATTGTCCAAGCGATGGAAATGGAGCCGGAACAAGGTTAGTAGATTTTTAAAATCCCTCGAAAATGAAACAATGGTTGAAACAAAGAGTGATACAACGAATGGAACAACGATAACCATTGAAAATTGGGAGGTTTACCAGGGCAGAGGGCAACAAACGAAACAACGCCGTGAACGAAAATCGGACAACTCACGGACAACGGACGGACATAATAAAGAAGGAATAAGAAGGAATAGAAGAAAAGAAGATAGCTGCGGCGTCGCCGCGCCGTCTGAGGACGGCGGGCTCCCCGCAGAAGGAAGCGGCGATGACTCCATTGTGATTGATGGACGGTTATATAGATTCCCTTCCAGGTGGAGACGAGACGCAGAAGCTATGGGGAAGGACCTTGGCCTGTTCGTAAAGGGGATGTACCAATGAGCTATGAGTTCAAGACTGAAGATGCTTATGGATTGGCCAGGGCCATTGGGGCCGATATCCATGAAAAAGGGGACGAGCTATTTTTCAAGTATTGCCCCCAGTGCCGGGGAGGCGGAAGTCGGGACAAGAATACATTTTCCGTGAATCTTAAAAGCGGTCTGTTCAAGTGTTTCCGAGCGAGCTGCGATTACCATGGACATTTTGTAGAACTGGCAAGAGATTTTGATTATGACTTGGGTTTCGGTGAAAAGCGAGTTTACCGAAAACTGCCACAGAAGCCGGTAGTAGTTCGGAATGGAGCAATCGAGTACATGGCAAAACGGGGAATTAGCTCCGAAATTTGCCGAAAGTATGAACTGACCACTCGGACAGATAACAAGGACATTTTGGTTTTCCCCTTTTACGATGAGACTGGTACACTCCAATTTGTCAAATACCGCAACATGAAGTTCCGCAAAGGCATTGACAAAAACAAAGAATGGTCTGAGGCGGAAACTATGCCAATCTTATTTGGAATAAAGCAGTGCAAGGACTTTGACCGCCTGATTATTACGGAAGGGCAGATAGACAGCCTATCAGTAGCGGAATGCGGCTTTAACAATGCGGTTTCTGTTCCAACGGGGGCAACAGGCTTTACATGGCTTGCAAATTGCTGGGACTGGATTACAAAGTTTCATGATGTTGTGGTATTTGGCGATAACGAGCATGGGAAGATCACGTTGGCTGACACTTTACGGGCCCGCCTCCCACAGACGGTAAAGGTGGTTCGTAAAAAGGACTATCTGGGGGAAAAGGACGCAAATGATATTCTCCTGAAATATGGGAAACAGGCAATCAGGGCGGCAATCGAAAACGCGGAGATACCCCAGCTGGAAAATGTTAAAGACCTGGCTTTGGTACAGTCGGTGGACATCAACGCCCTGCCGAAAATCAAAACCAATATCCCGGATATAGACCGTCTGATTGGCGGATTGGTTATGGGACAAGTGATTTTGCTAACCGGAAAGCGGGGACATGGAAAGTCCACATTTATGAGCCAACTGGTCTGTGAGGCACTGGATCAACGAGATAATGTATTTATTTACTCTGGTGAATTGGCTGATTATCACTTTAAACGATGGATCGATTTTCAGCTGGCCGGAACGGATTACATAAAGGCCATTCAAAATATCTATGGGGACTATGAATATACCATCGGGGACGGCGTAATTCGACAGATCAGTGATTGGTATAAGGGCCGCGCTTATATATACGACAATAACTGGCTTCCGGAGGATGGCGCGGAATTTGAAAGCCTTCCAGAAACCATTGAAAAAGTCATTAAGCAATACGGAGTTCGGCTAGTCTGTATCGACAATTTGATGACAGCTATGGAAACAGTTCAGGAAAACGATCAGCTTTATTTGGCACAGAGCAATTTTGTGGGTCAGCTTAAAAAGATCGCTGTCAAATATGATGTAGTTGTTATTCTGGTCGCTCATCCCAGAAAAAGCAAATTGGAGTTTGACAACGATGATGTGGCCGGTTCCGCAGACATCACTAACAAGGCCGACGTAGTCATGTCCTATGAGCGAATAGAAAATGACGATACATGTGATAGCAAGCTGTCAATTACAAAAAACCGTCTGTTTGGAAAATATGCCACGAAGGACAAAGCCATAAAACTGTGTTACAGCGAGAGGACAAAAAGAATTTTTCCTTATGGACTTTATCCAAGGCATTACGGGTGGGAGGATTATTTTCAGCCAGTGGAGGAGGAATTGCCACTATGACAGAACTTCCTTTTGAAAGAGCGGCCATGCGTGGAGAGCCGATGTCGGATAGTTTGGATTTTATTGATGCAGTAATGTATCAGGGTTTGGCAGCATTATATTTTAGATTTTTTCAAAAGGCGATTACGCAGGAACAAGGACAAATTGAAAAAAAGCACCTGATGAGAAAGTACACAGTAGAACGGAATTTGAAATCGTATGAAGATATTATGTACCGTTGGAACAGCGATTTAAGAAAAGCAGTTGAAGCCGCCCAAAACGCCTACCGAAAAAACCGCACATTGGAGAACGCCGACAGGTTGAGTGCGGCGCTGGATGGGAGGTTGTGATGAATGAATACATACATTACGAACCATATGGACGATATTAAGCGTGCCCTGCTGGACAACAAAGAGGCGGCGAAGCTAACCCATCTATCCCTGTTTTCCGGCATTGGAGGCTTGGATCTTGCGGCGGAAATGGCTGGATTTAAAACCGTTGGACAATGTGAGTGGGCGGACTATCCGACAAAGGTGCTGGAAAAACACTGGCCAGATGTGCCACGCTGGAGGGACATCAGGACGCTGACAAAGGAGAGCTTTTATGAAAAAACAGGACTGCGAACAGCTGACATTGTTTCAGGAGGATTTCCGTGCCAGCCCTTCTCCGTTGCCGGGAAGCGAAGAGGCAGTGACGATGACCGTTACCTCTGGCCTGAAATGCTTAGAGTTATATCGGAACTCCGGCCCGCTTGGGTCGTTGGCGAGAATGTTGCTGGGATCGTCAATATGGCACTCGACCAGGTGTACGCTGACCTGGAAAACGAAGGTTACTCCGTCCAAGCGTTTATTATTCCGGCTTGTTCCGTCGACGCCCCGCACAGGAGGGACAGATGCGCGATTATCGGGTGTAGAGCGCTGGAAAGAAAACATAACGGGAGAGGACGGAGAACCTATTCTTTGGAAAACTCCGATTGCGTCAGATTCGGCGAACCGGAAGTTTTATCACAACAGCAGGGGCGAGCCAAATTTGAGCGGGATGGTGAAGATGTGGCCCACGCCGAAAGCGCAGAACAGCAGAGGGAATGGAGAGAGGCACAGAGACGGAGGGCCAAGCCTGGACGTGGTGGCTGGTGGCCAATTGAACCCGACATTTGTAGAGTGGCTTATGGGGTTCCCTCTCGGGTGGACAGACTTAAATGCCTTGGAAACGCAGTAGTTCCCCAGCAGTTTTATCCGGTGTTTCAGGCCATAGCGGACATAGAGAAGGGGATTATACATGGATGACATTAAATTAGCGATGCTCGGCTCAAAAGAGGCGGCCAGACGGCTGACGGATGCGGGGGTGCTGCTGCCGTGTCCCAAATGCGGCATGCCTGGAGAAGTGTATGAGTATCCCGGAGAGGATTGGAGCCAACCGTACACAGCCAAGTGTAAGAAAAACGACTGCTTTTGGATTGGAAAGGACTATCCGACAAAGAAGCAGGCAATCAGGGAATGGAACACCCGCGCGCCGATTCTGAGCAAAATTGAGATGGAGAAAATCTATGGAAAAGAAAATTCTTGATGTGACTTGTGGTGCAAGGTCTATCTGGTTTAACAAGCACCATCCGGCGGCGGTCTACTGTGATAAGCGTCGGGAGCAGTACAATCATCTTTGGAAGAACGCCGGAAACTGTACGCTGGACATCAATCCTGATGTGGTATGTGATTTTACAAGCCTGCCGTTCACAGATAACTCATTCCATCTGGTGGTATTTGACCCGCCCCATCTGACTGGGGCGAAAGAGACGGCTTGGCTCGTCAAGAAATATGGAAAACTGGACGAGAGCTGGCCGAAGATGCTCCATGACGGTTTCAGGGAGTGTATGCGAGTGCTTAAACCGGATGGGGTGCTTATCTTTAAGTGGTCTGAGTATGACATTCCGGCGGCGGATGTTTGGAAAGCCATTGGGCAAAAGCCTCTATTTGGGCATCACAGCGGAAAACAGAGCCGTACTTTCTGGGGGTGCTTTATGAAGATGGAGGAGCTGGACCTGCTGGATGAAGCTACTTGAATTATTTGCAGGAACACGCTCTGTAAGTAAGGCGTTTGAAAAGAAAGGCCATCAGACGTATAGCATAGAGTGGGACAAGTCATTCCCGGATATCAGCCTTTATGCAGATGTACTGACTGTGACGGCAGACCAGATCCTGCGAGACTTTGGGCGACCAGATGTGATATGGGCAAGTCCAGATTGCAGTACATACAGTATCGCAGCGATCTCCCATCACCGAAGGAAAGAAGAAAACGGAAACCTTGCTGCGGTCAGCGATTACGCAAAGTTCTGCGATCGAGTAAACCTTCACGTTCATGGGCTTATCATGACACTTTCGCCTCGTCTTTGGTTTATAGAAAACCCAAGGGGCGGGATGCGAAAGATGGAGTGGATGCAGGGTCTGCCGAGATACACTGTCACTTACTGCCAATATGGAGATACTCGAATGAAACCTACCGATATCTGGAGCAACCATCCAGACCCCCAATTTAAGCCTCCATGCCACAATGGAGACCCTTGCCATATAAGCGCACCACGAGGTGCAAAAACTGGGACACAGGGTCTAAAAGGGGGCCGGGAGCGTGCAGTGATACCAGAAGCACTTTGCGACCACATTGTTGATATATGTGAGATGGAGATGCTGGAGGGGATGGAATGAACCTCGGAGAGTATTTCGGCCTTGACAATCCCGCCTTTCAAATCAAAACAGACGAGGATGGAAACACTGTTGCCTCTGCAACGATACAGGCGGTTGTCCTCTGGAAAGAAGATATCAAAAACTACATCATGGACGAGATCATCAAGATGTGCAAGGAGCACGGAATTACGGACCTGTATGTGCTGAACCGGGATTTCATCCTGTCAGCCATCAGGGAGAAGATGGAAAGGGAGGCCCAGCCATGACGCGGGAAGAAGCGATCAAGTCATTGCAAAACATAATCGAATACTGGACATATAAGCCAACTGAGGTTGAAGCCGCTAAGATGGCAATTGCCGCCCTCCGCCCCGTCAGCCGGGAGCGGGTGGAGAAGGTGTGGAGGGGTAAGTGGGATGTAAGCTATGATGAACTGAATGGTTTTACCTATGTGACTTGTTCAAAATGCGGTGATGAAACGGTTCTTGACGGATGCTTTGTCACAACTGAAGGAGAACCATGTGGTCTTGAAGATTTTTGCTCCGTTTGCGGCGCGCCCATGACGGACGAGGCCGTGGAGATGGTGATGGAGAGGATGGAGGCGCTGAAAGATGGCAAGGGCGATTGATGCCAGTGAACTAATGGCTGAAATCCAGGCATGTAGCTGGGACAGCGAACAGGATAAGGAGCGGGCAGAGGACCTTGTGTTGGGGATGCCCACCCTTACCCCGCCGAACGAGGCTCTGACAATCGAGCAGTTACGGGAGATGGTCGGGGAGCCGGTGTGGGTGCAAACGCCCGGTATACCGCAGTATGGACGATGGGTAATCGTGGCGGGCGTTGATACGGAGTACTGGCAAAGCACTCTGTACTGCCAAGGCGACTATACCTGCCGGAACTACGGGCGGGACTGGCTTGCCTACCGCCGCCCGCCGGAGGGAGAGGAGGAACCCTGATGGACATTGAGAAGCTGATTGAGCGCCTGAAAGCAAAAGATTTTGAAAGGGATTATGATTGTACCCCGTTTGAATGCGGCGTATTTGGCCTGTTGGATGACGCCGCCACCGCCCTCTCCACGTTCCAGGCCGAAAACAAGAGACTGAAATCTCTGCTGGGTGAAAGCGGGCAAGACCTATGGAGCAAGGAGAACCAGCGGGCGGACCGCTTAGAGGCCGAAAACGAGAAGCTGCGGGCCGAGTTGGAGCAGGTGAAGCGGGAGCGGGATGTTGCAATAAAGCAACTGCACGGCCATTGTCCTGCTTGCGCTCACTACACGCCAAACCATAATGAGGGGCCATGCCAATTTTGTTGTTTTGAGATCGCACGGGGCACAAATGTAGAGATTAATGACAACTGGAAATGGCGTGGCCCAAAGGAGGAGTGAGCATATGCCGTTATGGTATTTGAAATATTTGAAGGGGAGGGCTGACCATGAAGCGGCTGACAAGAAGGGTTGATGGAAGTGTGGTTTTTCCGTCTGAACTTGTGGGCGTAACCATAACCCCTGATAACGAATATATGTATGCCCTGCTTCAGCGCCTCGCCGCCTACGAGGACACGGGCCTGGAGCCGGAGGAGATCATCGAGCTGAAAGGCAGGATGGAGGGGCTTGAAAAGTGAACAAGTGCAGTCTGTTTGATATGGACTTTGCAAAAATCATTGAAGATGCCTTTGGAGCATCAGTTGACCGCCTCCGCGAACTGGCCCAGGCGGACAGGGAGGGACTGTGTTTTATCGGCCCGTTTGTTGCAATGATTGAACAATCGCTGTCAGGTGGAGAAATGAAGCCGCAAAGAGACCAGAGATTTAATGGGCGGTATGCGGTTGTATATTTTGACCCAAAGAAATGGTCCTCCCCGCTGATTGATATTTGTGGGACACCCTACAACCGAGAAGAAGCCGAAGAACGAATGAAAGTATTAAAGGCCGCACTACGGGGGGAGCATGATGGGCAGGACAATTGAATTTCCAACGGACAATGTCTCCATCAGTGGAGCATGGGCCATCGTAAAGACCAGACTGGATGACCCGGAGTTGTCAATCCGGACAAAGGTGCTTGCAATCGAGCAGGTGGCAGAGATGGAAACACACAACAGTGTGACGAAAGAGGAGCTTGTAGGGGCGCTGAGATGGCTGTTTCAGCACTATAATTTTGAGGGGGAGTAGACCATGAAGGAGGACGAGTATGGAAGCGAATTTGATTGACCGCGATGTTGCAGAGGATTATTTTGGGTGCTCAGATTGGGAAATCCTCGCAAAAGAAACTCTTAGAGAAGTGCCCCTTGTCGATGCCGTTCCTGTGGTCAGGTGTAAAGAGTGCAAATACAAAGATGAATGTATTCGTCGCATTGAATTTATTGGTAGAAATCCTGTGCTTGAGCAAAACACCTACGAGTATCATCCGCTGGAGTTTTGTTCCTACGGTCAGCGAAAGGAGGACGACCATGAAGTTTCGGAGTAGGACGGGGGAAGTGTTCAATACTATCAGGCAAGCAGTACAAAATCATTGTTCATTTCATTGCAACAGTAGAGCGTGCCCGTATTGGGAAAGTGCTGGATGTGTTGGGATGCTGAAAAGATACACAGTAGACAACCCCCACGAAGCCGCCCACCTGATGGGTTATGAGGTGGTGGAGGATGAACAGTCCGGGAATCGCGGACAGTTAGAATATGGCAACGCTATGGAGGGTATGTGCTGCGACTGTGCTCACGGCGGACCCTGCTGCTCCCCCGATGAAAATACCGACTGCGCTGACAGGAAAGAGGACGGCACTTGCTGGGTGCCATATACGAAGGAGGAGGCCAACATGGACAAGCCGAGAATTTGCGAGGTGCTGGGGGTTGAGCCGAAAGAGAAGTTTGACGCTGGCTCATACAAGGATGCCTATGTAGATTTGTATGGAACCATACGAACGAATATCGGTACGCTGATGGATGCTGACCAAGTGTGCAATATTATCAACCACCCAGACCGCATCATCCGCAAGCCCCGCTTCACCCAGCAGGAGGTGGAATCAGCAAAGATAATTAGCGTGCTGTTCCCCGAAGCAACACACATTGAGCGGTTGCGAGGCAGTAAAGTTTTAGGCATAACTGGAGCCGAAGATGGGTGGATTGCAGATATTGAAAGCTCGCTATTTCCAGAAATCAAGTCAGGCCAGTCCGTCACCCTTGACGAGATTATCGGAGGTGCGGAATGAGCCTACATAAACTTCCAAACGGAGAGAAAGTAGAGTTTGTGAGCACAGAAAATAAGGACTTTAATTTGCTTGGCGACCAGCAAGCCAAAGCCGACGCAGGGAAGCCCCGCCCCACACTTACTCCTGTTAGTCTAATCGACGCTGTGACGGCGGTCCGCATGTACGGTAACGAAAAGTATCACGACCCGGAGAACTGGCGGCAGGTGGAGCCGCAGCGTTACCGGGATGCACTCTACCGGCACTGGCTAGCCTATCTCAAGGGGGAGAAGTGCGATCGGGAAAGCGGCCTGCCTCACCTGTGGCATTTGGCTACAAATGCGGCGTTTTTGATTGAAATGGAGGAAGAACATAAATGACGATTGGTGGATGGATTATTTTTGCAGTTATTACTGGATGCTTAATTATTGGGGCAATCTTCGGAGCGGTTATGTGTGAAAGCATTGCGGCGAGAATTACGATTCCTGTTCTTTGCGTGCTTGCAACAATCGGCGTACTTATCGGGATGTTATGGTACTTTGGGAATACTGCCAGCGGGCAGAGGGCTATGGTAGACCAGCAGAGCGATTTAGGGAATGGGCTTGATCGTATTGTGCGAGTATACACGGCCAATGGAGACATTATTGCGGAGTTTGAAGGAAAAATTGACATCGAGGGAAACGATGGAGGCTATGTCCTGTTCGACTATCAGGGCAAACGATACACCTACTACAACTGCTTTGTGGAGAGCATCGCAGAGATCGGGGGATAACATGAGAGAAATCCTTTTCAAAGCCAAGCGGCTGAGTGATGGCGAGTGGGTGGAAGGATTCCCGTACTGGGGAGAATACAGTGGGGCATTTATCCTTCAAAACAAGGCTTACAGACGTAGGAACGCACGAACAGGTGAAATTTTAATGGGTGATGATATCGTACCGATTGAGGTCGACCCCTCCACGGTCTGTCAGTACACCAACATCGACACATGGCGGGAAGCGTGGCCGTCATCCGAAGTACACAAGATTTTTACTGGCGACTACCTCGGAGAATGGGGAGAGGATGAGGACGGGAACGAGTGTGTTTGCATCCTCGGCGTTGTGACCTATTGGGAAAGCGAAGGACGCTATGTATTGGCAGACGAGGATGGATTGTGCAACGACTGGACGCTGGAGGACGAGGCGCAACCTGTAAACTGGCCGAAGCTAATTCACTGTGGCAACATCCACGACGGGGAGGGCGACGACGATGATTAAACTGCTCCTTTTCCTGGGCATCATTCTGTCCATTGTCAAAGCAAACGGATGGTTTATAGTCCCGATGCCTGTTTTGGTTTTCTGCTGGGTAGGAAGCTTCGTTTGCTGGCTGATTTATTCCTATGCCCTTGGCGTGGGCGAAGGAGCTGCAAAAGAGATGAAAAAGAAAATTCGTGACGGGGAGGGCGGACAGGATGGTCGAAATCTGTAACAAGGAGAAAACCTGCGTCTACTGGCGAGGTATCAATAATTCCAAGGACGCACCCTTTTGCAACCATCTATTGGATACCGGATGCCGTAGGGTGGGAGATGTGGACCACTGTGAATCCAAGGAAATAGGAAAGCGGAGAAAAAGAGTATCCTTTGACTGCCCAATGGAGCAACAGGGACTATAAGGATGGTGGTAGGATGGATGAGTTCAAGGATAAGCTAAAGCGCCTGAGGAAAGAAAAGGAGCCAGGGAAAAGTGCTGATATTGTATCGCAACTGATGGGATTGGGTCAGAACACATTGAGAGGGTATGAAAAGGGAGAACACGAGCCAACGCTATCGAATCTTGCGATAATTGCAAAATATTACAATATAAGTTTAGGCTATTTTGATGAAGGTTAACCTTTCATTATATTGTGAAAAAACTTTTTGTCTTCACAACATATGGTGCGCACAAAATAAGAATTATGCGACAATGGGAGTGTGGGAGCGTATGCCCCTGCGCCCCCATTCGCTTCTTCTATTTCCTCCTCAACCCAGGCGCTTGCCGGGGTACATACGCCGCACAAGTGCATCAGCCCACACATCCGGGCCGGAGGGCCGCACCCTCCATGCGGCAACATCGCCCTTTACGGGCATTAGACAATGCGCTCCAAAGGCCAAGGAGCTGACTGTGGAAAGACACTATACTGGCGAATCGGGGCCGCGTATCTTGCCAGTGAAATCACCAGCGGCCTGCCAGTAAGCCATAGCTGGCCGACTCCGGGTAGAATGGCAGCCTTTGAGAGTCAAAACCGCGCTATCCCGCTGAAAACTGCCCGACGTGGTGTGACAATTAAGCGGGAAGCGCACATACGCCGCTCCTCGCCGCATGAGGCGGGCGGTGGCACCAGACAGGAACTTACCATTAAAGCCAAAATGCCGTTTGTATCGTCAAGCGCAGACGAGAGGAAAATGGACTTTTGATGTGATACCGCACAGCGGATTACATACAGGCCCCCGGAAAGCCTGACCAAACCCGGAGCATACCCCGGAAGGGGTATATATGCCGTGCCTCGTTGCGGGAGATGGGGGCGGATTTGTATGACAGGAAGGTGGTGTTATGGCTGCACGGCTGACGGATAAGCAGAAAAAGAAAATTATTGCTGACTATGTACAGTTGGGCAGTTATAACGCAACAGCAAAAGCAAATGGCGTTTCTCTTAACACGGTGAAGAAAATTGTGCGAGGAAATGCAGATATTGCAGAAATGTGCAATCAGAAAAAAGACGAGAACACCGCCGACATTCTGGCGTATATGGACAGTCAAAAGGGAGTTGTCTGCGAGATTATCGGAAAAGGGCTGGCCGCCCTGAACGACCCGGAGAAGCTGGCGGAGGCCAGTCCAGCGCAGATTACCACTGCACTGGGAACGCTGATTGACAAATTTACAGCGAATACGGAGCACAGGCAAGAGATTCACCCGTTACTGCGTGATATGTACGAATCGAGGAAATAATGAGCCTTTCCGCAAAGCAAATAGATTTTCTGAATCGCCCATTTGACCGGACGTTGGATGTGGCGGAGGGAACGCCCAGAAGCGGCAAGACCACGGCCTGCATCCTGCGGTTCTATGACTTCTTGAACACCTCCAAGGACAGCAATTTCCTGGTGGTCGGCGCATCACAGCAGCAGGCGTTTCGGTTGGCCATGGATGGTGATGGAAATGGCCTGATCCACTTGTTTGGAAGGCAAGCGAACTTGAAGCATGATGACCATGGGGACCACCTGGAGGCTCTAACCTGTTCCGGCGTAAAGAAGATCTATTACAAGGGCGGAGCCAAGGCGGACAGCGACAAGACCATCCGTGGCCTATCCTTGGGCGGGGTGTACTTCTGCGAGATTGACATCCTGCACATGAACATGATTCAGGAGTGCTTCCGCCGGACGTATGCCGCCCATATCCGTTGGCATTTGGCCGACCTGAACCCGCCAGCACCCATGCACCCGGTCATCACAGATGTGTTCAATGTGCAGGACACCCGCTGGACACATTGGACGGTGGATGACAACCCGATTATCACACCGGAGCGAAAGGAAGAGTTACGCCGGACGCTGGAGAGAAATCCATATCTCTATCAGCGGGACTGGCTGGGAGAACGGTGTATCCCCCAGGGTGTGATTTACTCCATGTTTGATCCGACTAAGCACATCCTGACCCGGCTGCCGGACGATGCCCGCCCTATTGAGATGTACTTTGCCGGAGACGGCGGCCTGACGGATGCCACAAGCGTGTCCTGCAACCTGGTCTGCCGCACAAAGAAGGGGATGGCGCTATACCGTGTGGCAAACTGGTACTACGACGGCGGGAACAAGGCTATGAGCGTACAGGCCCGTGAATTGGCCGGGAAATTTGCCCCATATTGCCGCAACCGCTGGAATATGCGGGAAGACGCATGGTATATTGACCCGGCCTGTAAGGCGTTACGAAAGGAACTGGAACTTTATGGAATCGACGCACTAAACGCGGACAATAATGCACACGATATCCGCGGGAGTACCAAGGGAATCAAGGTCGGGATAGAGTACACACAAAATATGATTCAGGACGGATGTTTCTTTCTAGTGGAAGATGAAACATATGGACACATAGATTTTTTGAAAGAGATCGGTATGTACTGCGTGGACGAGCACGGGAATCCAGTAGACGCATACAATCACGCTATGGACGAGCTACGGTACTCCATAAATCACTTTGTCAAGCAGTATATGTATTGAGGGGGTGTACCCTACGGGATTTGTGAAGAACATTTTGCTTTATCTGGCCCAGAAGGTCGGGCTGGAGTTGCAAGATAAGCCAATATACCGGGATGATTACAGCGATATGTCAAATATCTCCGTAACAGCGGTTGTGGCAAACAAAGTGGCGACCCTGGCCATGCAGGACAGCACTATCACAATTGAGGGGGATAGTGCCAGAGCGAAATTTATTCAGAATTTTTTGGACTACTACCTGGGAGACAGAATGGATGTGGCCGCTGAGGTAGCTCTGGGAACTGGGGATTGCATTGTTAAGCCATATACCGATGGCAAGCGCCTGGGCGTAGATATCGTGAAGAATGGAGACTTCGCTGTATGCGAGTCCATCGGGAATGATATCCTGTCCTGTATTTTGAAGGTCGGAGAAATCAAAAATGAGTCCGGGTTATATCAGCGATATGAGATTCAGATGGTTAAGGAGGCACAGACTGAGAGTGGGCAGGAAACCAGCGCGCTTATCATCCGTAACGTAGCCTTTAAGGGAGCGAACGAGATTCGGTTGGACCAAGTGCCAGCCTGGAAGGACATCCCAGAGGAACAGATCATCCCAAATGTGGACCGCCCGCTGTTTGGCCGCTATAAGTCGCCTGCGGTCAACCGGGCGGACGTGAACGGCGTAAACGGCGTGAAGATTACAGCCGGTGTGGACGGCCCTATGGCAAAGGCGGTGGAGGCGTATGAGCGTTTCAACCGGGAGTACAGTGCCAAGGAGACTATGATCTTTGCCGACAAGACTCTTTTGGTGAAGGATGAAAACGGAAATGTAGTGCTACCACAGGAAAAACGGCGTTTCTTTCAGATGATGAGAGGTGTCGGAGATAATGCCAACCCCGGCAAACTGATCCAAGAGTTTTCTCCAGAGATACGGGGTTCAGACCTGGAGGTCGGAATTACAGTCAACAACAAGATGGTGGAGCTCCTATGTGGCCTGTCTCCCGGAATACTGACACCGCCGACTACCTCCTACGCCACCGCCACTGAAATGCGGGCGGCGCTTAACTCGACATTTGCGGTTATCACCAAGTTCCGTCGGGCACTGGAACGAGGGACAGACGATCTGCTCCACGCTGTGGACGTGATTGCCAATTATAATAATCTGGCCCCGATTGGACTATGGGAGACGCATTATGATTGGTCCGCTTCTTATATCGAACAACTGAATGAGCACTTCAATCAGCTTACGGTTGCGGAGGGAATCGGCGCTGTAGATAAGGCGGAGGTTCGTGCCTGGATGATGGATGAGGATTATGAGACGGCCAAGGCCCGCGTGGAGGAGATTGCCGAAGAAGCCGGAAGCCAGTACATACAGGAGGCGGCAATTCAGCCGATCATAAATGAGCCGACTGATGAATGAATCCTGGCTGGAGGGCTTGCCGGACAACATCGTGGAAAACCTGGAGAGCCTGAACAACTATGTTGTTCAACGTATCTGTGAGCGAATCCGTAAAATTGGAGATATCGGCGCGGCGGACGCTCACCGCCTGAAAACAGCCATCGAATATGCTGGGGCGGACCTCAAGGCCATTGAGAAAGAAGTTGCCCGTATTATGGGTGTGAACCAGCAGGAAGTGGAAAGGCTGTTCGAGGAGGTGGCAAAGGAGAATGTAGAGTTTGCCAACACCTATTACAGAGCAAGGAAAATGGATGCGCTCCAGAGCTACGCCGCCAGGTCGGTACTGTCCTCCTTTGTGGACGCCGCAAAGCGTCAGGCTATGGACGGTACATCCAATATCTCCAACACCTACATGATTGGATTCAGGCGTGGAAAGCAGACCATCCCATTGAGGGAATACTACATCTCCGCTATTGACCGGGCGATTACCTATGTGCAGACTGGCGTTGTGGATTATCAGAGCGCAATGCGCTCAACAGTCAAGGAGATGGCCCGAAGCGGCCTGCGCCGGGTGACTTGGGAAAGCGGATACTCCCGCCGCCTGGATTCCTCCGCCCGCATGAATATCCTGGAGGGTGTTCGGCGGCTCAACAGTCAAATGATGGAGGAGACCGGACGAGAGTTTGGAGCAGATGGTGTGGAGATCTCCGCCCACGGACTGTGTGCCCCCGACCACCGCCACATCCAGGGACGGCAGTTCTCCAATGAGGAGTGGGAGCGCATCAATCGCAGTCTTGACCGCCCTTTGGGGACGCTGAATTGCCAGCACTTTGCCACGCCCATCGTACTGGGGGTTTCCAAGTCGGTCTACAGCCGGAAGGAGCTGGCGGACATCAACCGACGATCCTCAGAAAAGATCGAGTACAAAGGGCAGAAGATGAGCCGCTACGAAGCCAGCCAGAGACAAAGGCAGATGGAGACTGCGATCCGCTATGCAAAGGACGAGAGGGATGCCATGATAGCCGCAGGTGACAAGCTGGGAGCTACACAGGCCCGGAAGAAATCAGCGGCGCTGAGTGCGGAGTACAAGCGGTTTTGCGAACAGGCGGGGTTGACGCCCAGACCGGAAAGGACGAGGTCTATGACAGGACCGACGGTTGAGAGAGTATGACAGACAGAGAACTGCTGGAGGCCATCAAGGCTATCATCAAGCGTGGGAATGATGCGGAAGTCAGGCGAAAAGGAGATGGCTGCATCGTCCTGGAGGTAAAAAAGACAATCAAATACAGCTCCTCCGGCTGATTGGAGCCGGGGAAGGACCGTTGGGGTCAACTGCTTACAAATAGGAGGCGGTTGGCCCCTTTTTCTTTTGGTAAAACCCGCACCTGCGGATTTTATACAACATTTGACCGACCCGAAGTCGAGAAACTACGGGGCCACAGTGGATGCGACCCACGAGAAAAAAGCGAAGTGGTAGAGGAGAAGATTATGACCAGAGAAGAAATCAAAGCAATTTTGAAGGACATTTCGGACGAACAGGTAAACAGCATTTTGGACTTAAACAGCCGGGACATTGGCAAAGCGAAGGGAAAGACGGAGGACCAAAAGACCGAATTGGAAAATCTCCGAAGACAACTTGCCGAAAAGGACGAGACCATCGCCAACTTGGAAAAGGCCAAGGGCGACGCCGCCGCTATCCAGGCGGAGCTTGACAAGTACAAGCAGGCCGAAGCGGATCGAGCCAAGGCGGAGAAGGAAGCGCAGGTGGACGCCATCCTCACACAGACCGCAGAGAGCGCCCTCGAGGGTCGGGAGTTTGTCAACGAGTATACACGCACCCATTTTTTGGGGGAGTTGAAAAAGGCCATCCAAGACCCAGCAAACAAAGGAAAAAAGCCCGCTGACCTGTTTTCCGACATGACCAAAGACGTAGACGGCATTTTCAAGAACCCACAGCATGAACCGTTGAAGATCGCCGGAGTTACCAAAACCGACACCAGCGGCAATATGACTAAGGACCAAATCATGAGTATTAAAGATGCCTCAGAGCGTCAGGCCGCTATTGCCGAACATTTAGACCTGTTTAGAAAGGATTGATAAAGATTATGGCAGCAAAAGATAATTTGACCAAATCGTCCGACATCCAGTCTACCGCGCGTGTCATTGACTTTGTGACCCGCTTTGCCCGCAACTGGGAGCACCTGCGGGAGATCCTGGGCATCATGCGCCCTATCCGCAAAGAGCCCGGCGCTATTCTAAAGAGTAAGACTGCTTCTGTTACCCTTCAGAGCGGAAACGTGGGAGAGGGCGAGGAAATTCCTTACTCTAAGGCCACAGTCATTGAGACCCCCTACGAAGAGATGACTGTGGAGAAGTATGCCAAGGCTGTTTCCATCGAGGCCATTAAGACCTATGGCTATGACGTGGCTGTTGGCATGACGGACGACGCATTCCTGTATGAATTGCAGGACAACGTGACCCGCCGCTTCTACGCCTACCTTAACACCGGCAAACTTGCCAGCTCTGAAACCACCTGGCAAAGAGCCCTCGCCATGTCCAAGGGCCTGGTCATCAATAAGTTCAAGCAGATCCACCGGACCGTCACCAATGTAGTGGGATTTGCCAATGTTTTGGACCTCTACGACTATCTGGGCGACGCCAATATCACCGTCCAGACAGCTTTCGGCTTCCAGTATGTGCAGAACTTCATGGGCTTCTCCACTGTGTTCCTGCTGTCTGACGAGGAGATCCCCCGCGGACGAGTGATTGCCACCCCCGTGGAAAATATTGTTCTGTATTATGTGGACCCGTCTACCAGTGACTTTGCAAGGGCTGGTCTGGTCTATACCACGGACGGTGAGACGAATCTAATCGGCTTCCACGTGGAGGGTAATTACCACACTGCCGTGTCCGAGAGCTTTGCCATCATGGGCATGACCCTGTTTGCGGAGTATTTGGATGGTATTGCGGTTATTGATGTGGACAGCACTCCCACCCTGGGGACGCTGACGGTGCAGAGTGCGGCGGGAACCGCATCCGGAGATACCAAGCTGACAGTTACTCCCATAAAGGAGTCCCCCACCAACGTGTATAAGTACAAAACTGATCCCTCTACGGCTCCGGTAGTTACTTACGGTCAGAGTGTGCGGAACTGGACTACTTGGGACGGCGTGTCTGACATTACCGCCACCACCGGCCATAAGATCACCGTTGTGGAAGCTGACAGCACCTATAAGGCCCAGAATGCCGGTAACGCTACTGTGACGGCCAAGACCTAAAAGAAGGAGGGGGAAGGCTTGATGTGTGGCTATATCACATACGAACAGTATAAAGCCCTTGGCGGGACGGCCAGCTCGTCGGCCTTCCCCCGCTTGGAGCAACTGGCGAGAAAAAAGCTGGATTACTGGACGCGGGGACGGATCACAGGGCCAGACGATGATATCCGCCTATGTATGGTGCTCATTATCGACGCTATGGAAAGAATCAAGAGCGGCTTTGTTAATGTAGCAAGTACCAGCAACGACGGCCTGACTGTCAACTATGCCTCTGCCCGGACGGAGGAGCAGATGATGGGCTCCGTATATGACCAAATCGTGGAGATACTTCCCGTTGAGTTGGTTAGCCTGGAGGTTGGGATATGACGCCGCTGTTTCGTGAGACAATCACGCTTCTGAACCGGAGAGCAGCAGAGGACAGCCCGGACGGCCTGGACACATGGAAAAAGACCGTTCTGACCGGTTGCGTGTTTGTCCGAACCACCGTGAGGAGCGTGTCGGGCGCTGATGTGTCGCTGGGGCAGACGGTTACGGTCCGTATCCCGGAATCGCCGGATTACCACCCATACCAGGAGTGGAAAGGCGACATGATCGGCTTTACAGCCTCTGTTGGCGACATCGTGGTACATGGGAAGGTAGCGGAGAATGTGACCCCGGACAATGTGCGGGCGGTGGCGGGACGATACGAGTTCATGACCGTCCGTTCCGTCCGGGACAACACAAGGCTTCCATTGGGACACATCCACCTGGAGGGCGTATGAATATCAGTGTTGAGATTTTCAACCCGAAGAAAACGTTCAAACGGATATTTTCAGATGATGTCAGGAAATATGCCCATACTCGACTGCATGCCTATTGTTCTCCTTATGTCCCTATGGACAGCGGGGCTCTGGACCAAACTGTGGATATCACACCTGACTATGTCCACTACAAATCACCCTATGCACATTTTCAATGGGAGGGCAAGGTGTTTGTGGATGACCGGGGGAGCACATACGCAAAGCGGAATACCAGTAAACACGCTACAGAAAGAAATCTAAAATACTCTATAGACAAGCATCCGCTCGCTACCTCCCACTGGGAGCGGGCCGCCATGACTGCAAAGGGCGACAGACTAGCGGAGGATATTGAAACCTATATCAAGAGGAAGTGATTTTATGGCGAACAAAAATAAAGAAATTCTCGAATTTCTGGAGAAGTGCCCCGCCGTGAAGTCCTTCCTCTATTTCAACAGCGCCACAGATAAGGCGGGGCGTGTCAGCGTTGAAACGGTGTACAGCGACGTGTGGGAGAAGCGGTTCATTCGGGACGTGGGGATCAAGGTCTATGAGTTCGCCGTTGTGCAGATGCTGCCCCAGGACCAAGGCACAAGCGATATCAACGCAGAGCAGGCGCAGAGCGTTCAGGACTTTATGGACTGGATCGATGAGCAGAACAGATCACGAAACTTCCCTAAATTCCAGGGATGTAAGGTGCTAAGTATTGAAAATCTACAAAATATGCCGAATCTGGCCGGGGTGAATGAGGCGGGCACCGTCGCCCGCTATATGTTCCAGGTCAGGGTTAGGTATTATACAGAAGGAGTGAAAGCATGAAAGTATCTGAATTAATGGCCGGATATACTCCGAATGATGAATTTGCTGGCTTTGCTACCAACGATGATTGGGTGTTGGCAGTCGGGATTGGAGAGGAGGCCGCCACGGAGAAGGACTATACCGTTGTGCAGATGGGCATTGCTGGCTTGGACCCACAGATGAACCCCGTTACCCAGGACAAGCAGTATATCCGAACGGGACTGTCCACCTCCAAGACTGGCACACAGCGCACCTTTGCCATCACCGGCGACCGCTACATTGGCGACGCTTTCCAGGACTACTGCTTTGGCCTGGATATCGCTCATGGAGTAGGCCAGAAGGTCGTTGTACCCTATGTTTATTTCTCTCTGCTGACTGGTAAGGGAGAGAAGGGCACCGTTTCCATCATCGTTAATTCTGATGGCGGCGGAAATGCTGGCGAAAACTCCGCTATTTCCGTAGACCTTCGGAGCGTTGGAACTGCCCCCACAGAGTACACATATTCTGCTGTCTAAGGAGAGAACAACATGAATTACAAAGTTACCATCCAAGGAAAGACCTATGAGTTGCCCGCTAGAACATTGTCCGTGGATGATAAGATCGAATCTGTGGCAAAAATCGATCAGGAGTACCGTAGTGGGGAGATCACCCGCCGGGAGGCAGTCCAGCGGCTCCATATGTTCGTTTTGGATCTCGCTCCCGGCTCTTTGCCCGGCGTGGAAGAGGTAGATACAAACGAATTGATGAAGGCGTGTGAGGACATCATTGCGGCTTATGACGCACCCGCACGGAAAGCAAGAATGGAAGCGAAGCTGGCGGAAGCAAGGGAAGCGCTGAACCGACCGGAGGTACAGAAGCTGCTCACCCTACAGAATCTGAAAAAATGAGCCTGTACAGGGAACCGCCGGAAACAATCACCATTGACGGAGTCTTATACCCTGTGGATACAGATTTCCGGCGCTGGATCGAATTTCAAGGGATCTTGCTGGCAAAAGAAGAGGACGGAAGGAAAGCAGAACGGCTCTGTGAGTTCATGACTTCTATGGGCCTTCCGCCCTCCAATGACACACTGGAGTCCATGCTGGAGTTCTATTGTGCAGCATCGCAAGAGAAATCGGCTCCAGGAAAGAAACATCCACAGGCATTTGACTTTGAGCAGGACAGCGAGTTTATTTTCTCCGCTTTTTGGGAGTGCTATGGGATAGATTTAAGCACAGCAAAATTGCATTGGTGGCGGTTCAAAGCGCTGTTCAAATCCCTTCCCCAAGACTGTGAGATCTGCCGGATCATGACCTACCGGACAGTAGATTTGAAGGATGTCCCAAAGCAGCAAAAACAGTTCTACCGGGAAATGAAATCACGTTACTCTCTTGGGACTGGAAACACAGGCTATAAGACAGAACAGGACATGAAAGATTATGTCAAACGAAGATACGAAGAAGCGCAAGCCAGTTTGTCCATACTGCGGAGTAGTGGACAGTCGGGTGATGCTGGGTCCGAAAGCACGAGCAAATGACTTATGGTTAAAGTGCAAGATCTGCAAAAAAATATTTGAGCTGAAAGTGCCGTAGTGCCATAGCCACAGGAGGTGGCATGATTGGCGAACGATGGCACTGTAAAAATCGGAACAGATATCGACGAAAGCGGTTTTAAGTCTGGCTTATCCAAGTTGGGTGGCGTTGCCAAGACGGCGCTGAAAGGAACTGTAGCGGCCATTGGAGGAGTAGCTACCGCCGCAACTGGAGCGGTGACCGGACTCCTAGCCCTGGAATCTGCTACCGAAGAATACCGAGTCGCCCAAGGTAAATTGAATACCGCCTTTGAGGCGGCGGGATATGGACCTGAAACAGCCTCCAAAGCTTACAGCGACTTTTACAAAATACTTGGCGACACCGATACGGCCACCGAGGCATCCCAGCTACTGGCAAAACTGGCAGAGAATGAAGAGGACGTATCCACATGGACCGATATCGCCGCTGGTGTATTCGGTACTTTTGGCGACTCCCTTCCAATCGAAGGGCTGATTGAAAGCGCAAACGAGACGGCGAAGGTCGGTCAGGTAACCGGCACCTTGGCGGACGCCTTGAACTGGGCCGGTATATCTGAGGACAAGTTCAACGAAAAGCTGGCCAAATGTACCTCTGAGAGTGAGCGCAACCAGCTCATCATGAGTACCCTGTCCAGGACATATGACCAAGCGAGTGCGGCATTTTATCGAAACAACGAAGCACTGATCCAGGCTAGAGAAAATCAGATCCTTCTCGATGATACGTTATCTCAACTGGGGGAAACCGTATCAAAAGTAAAAAATAATCTCCTATCTGAATTTCTCCCTTCAATCGCAAGTGTCGTTACGGCGTTCAATGACCTGGTCAATGGTGTAGATGGAGCGGATGAGGCGCTTTCTGCGGCCATCGGCGATATGGTCACGGCGCTGGTGGAGAAGCTCCCGGATTTTCTTTCCTTTGGCGTGGATGTTCTCCAAGCTATTTTGCAGGGGATCATCGATAATCTGCCGACCCTGCTGGACGGACTGGCACAGGTGGTCGAAGAAATATTCGTTGCTCTTGTAGAACTGGCTCCCTCCTTGTTGGATGCCGGGATTGAACTTCTCAAATACATAGCGGATGGAATCAAAAATGGCATTCCGTCCCTTGTAGAGAAGCTGCCAGAAATAATATCGTCAATTTCAGAATATTTTACCGAAAATTTGCCCTCCATTCTGGATACAGGGGCCGACATTCTTATAAGCCTGATAGATGGGATTGTTTCTGCAATTCCAATTTTGATGGAAAATCTCCCGCAGATACTTACATCCATTATTGATTTTATCGTAGAGAATCTTCCTGAAATAATTGGAACCGGCGTCGAAATTCTTACTGCTCTAGTTTACGGCATCATAAGTGCGATTCCAAGCATTGTGCTTGCGCTTCCTGATGTAGTTAAAGCTATTTTGGATGGGTTTGCCCAGTTGCCACAAATGCTGTTTGACATTGGAGCCAATATCATTCAGGGCCTGATAGATGGATTCTTGTCCATGGTCGGGAATGTGGTAGATGCCATAGGTTCTGTCATAGATGCGATTTTTGGAACCGCCGAGAAAGAAGCAGAGGTACATTCTCCGTCTAAGCGAGGGGAGCGCCTGGGCAAGAATATTGACCAAGGGATAGCGAACGGGCTGGAGGGAAACGCAGCCTCTGTCAAATCTGCTGTATCCAGACTAGATGTACTTAGCGAGTTAGAGCGCGCTATGCCTAATATTGAGCGACGTGTTACCTTGGTTAACGACGGAATGGTCCCAGGTTCGGTGGCGGCTACGACCGTCCGAGAAACTGCTGATACAAACAAGAGCGGTGAGGTTTATGGGAACAGTTCACAACGAGTCAAACTGGACATTGGCTTCTATCCGAGAGAGGCGTCAATGTTTTTGCGGCCTTATCTAAGGGACGAGGACCGTAGAAGCGGTACAGACTTGGTGGAGTGAGGTGGCTATGGATAATATTTTCACCATAGACGGGGTTGGATACAACATAGGCGTAGAATCTATTGCCCGTAAAGCCAGACTCTCAGATGGGCCAAACGCAGACAACGCTCTTTCCGGTTATCACTGGAGGGACCTCCAAGGGACTTTTTTTGACTACACATTCCAACTTTCTGCTGATGGGATGAGCCGTGATGACTATGACTCTCTTTATGAGGTACTGACATCCCCGGTGGATAGTCACACTGTTGTGGCACCCTACGGGCAAACCACACTATCTTATGAGGCCTATATAGAGGTCGTTGAGGATACAGTGGAATACATGGATGATGGGACCTGCTGGGGCGGTTTGACCGTCACATTTTACGCCAGGGAGCCAAAGAAGGTGCCGACATGAATCAGCTTGTTTATAACGGAAAGACATTTTACCAAAAGGATATCTTTTCGGGAAATGTACATATCGCTATGTCTCTCCGCTCATCCTCTCTGGAGGTCAATACACTATCCGCTGAGGCCCGTGACCCAGATGGAGTGTTTATTGGATTCGCTCGAAATACACCCTTAAAATGGATCTACAATGGCGCCCAGCGAGGGATATTTTACCTTCAAGAAGTAGAGCGAGTGGGGCCTAATAGATATAGTCTTTACGCTACATCAGCCATTGGTATTTTAACTGAGGGACAACATTATGGAGGAATATACACCGGGCAAACAGCGCAGGAAGTTATTGCTAGCATCTGTGGCACAGTCCCTTTTTCAATCCAAAACAAATATGCAGACGTTAAGCTATATGGTTGGCTGCCTGTTGCTACACAGCGGGACAACCTGGTCCAAGTCCTGATAGCGATTGGAGCATGGATCAAAACGGATTTGGACGGCGTTTTACGCATTGAAAGCCTGTGGGATGGCATCTCTGGAAATATCAATGAGGATTATATGCTGGTGGGAGCGAAAGCCCCGGAAACAGCAAAAATAACCCAGGTGGTAGTCACAGAGCACCAATATGTGGAGGGCGGAGAGGAAACCAAGCTGTTTGAAGGAACTGCCCAGCAAGGGGATATTATCACATTTAATAGCCCGATGTATGAGTTAGTTGCTGATGGCTTCTCTATCTTGGAGAGCGGGGCCAACTACGCAAAGGTTTCTGGCGGCTCTGGCACGCTGAAAGGACGGGCGTATATCCATAACACCAGAGAGGTGGTAAGGGATGTATCTGAGGCGGCAGAGCCTAACATTAAAACGGTGAAGGACGCAACGCTGGTCAGTCTGGTAAATTCAACGGCGGTAGCGGAGCGGCTGGCTAATTATTTCCAATGGACCGAAACAATACAGGCTCCTATTGTATACCAAGGAGAGGTGCCGGGTAACCGTGTTGCGACATGGCATCCTTATGACAAAACGGGAGTCGCCGCCTGTCTGGAATCCGCTGACATCAACCTGTCCAACACGTTGAAAGCGAACGAAACGTTGCTGGTTGGATTTGTGCCGCCGAAACCGGAAACGGGATATATTACCGAGCGTGTTGTTTTGACAGGTTCAGGAAGATGGAAAAAGCCTGCTGGGGTCACTCGAATCGAATATGTCCTGATAGGACCTGGCCAGGGGGGCAGAGCTGGTAAAAAGGGGGAGCCCGGTTCCGCTACTACGCTCTCGTTTTCGTACTCATTACTCGGTATAAATACCCGGTACAGTGGTAAGCACCCAGGAGAAGGGGGAAAAGGAGGAGAAGGCGGAGCTGCAGGACATGGCGGGAAAATCTACCGTGGAGAGATGGACCTATCTGTCATCGATGAGTTGGAATATAGCTGTGGACCCGGCGGAACTGGTGCTACTTACGATGAATCAAATCCGGAAGCTGAAGGGAATGAAGGGAACGCAACAACACTTGGTGATATCTCATCCGATTTAGGCAGCTCATCTGAGTTTGGTTATACGGACATTATAACCGGAGAGGTTTACGCAACGACTGGCCTTCAGGGAATCTCTGGAGGAAATGGGGCAGGCACGACCGCTGAGAACAGGGAAAATTCTTCAAATGACGGTTTTTACTTTACACCATCTACTGGGGTGACGGATGAAGATGGGACATTTTGGGCTGGAGGAACAACGAAAACGCAAGGTAACACAGAACCTCCAAAATTAGATGGAGATGGCGACAGCGCCAGCTTTACTGGGAGCCTTGGAGATGGATACGCTGGCGCACAAGTATCATATGCGCTTGGGTCCGGTGCGGCGGCCGGAGCGGCGGGCATAGATGGAACAGCGCTGGGTAGATTTACTGTTTCCAGAAATAGTTCCAAAACAACGATTACCGCACGGGCCTACGCAACAAATGGACTGAAAGGCGCGGATGCGGCTATAGTTCCTAAAAAGGCTCTTAATGGAAACGGAGGCCGCGGAGGCTATGGAGGAGGCGGTGGAAGCTCAATCGGGATTGCGGGGACATATAGCGGTAGCGATGGGTCGCCGGTCGGGTCCTATAATTTGAGTTCCACCACCGCTGACCCAGGAGAAGGCGGATTGCCAAGTCAAGGTGGCGAGGGCGGAGATGGCCTGATTATTCTCTACTATTCCGTTCCGAAAGAAACCCAAAACGGCCCAATAATGGACCGCACTGGCCGCTTTATTCTGGACAAGCTGGGCCGAAGATTCGTCGTGTGAGGTGAGATACCATGACAATAGAAGAGAGGCTGTCCGCCCTGGAACAGAGGATTTCTACCATGGAGTTACAGGCGCTTGCGGAGGAAACACCCACGAGCTACTACACCAGCAAATACAGTGGGGAAGAGATAGACGCACTTCTGGATAAGGTGGCCGCTATGACACAGGAGGTGGGCGTATGATTTACATGACCGATTGGAATATCTGTACGCCCCCCGGTTTTTCCCTTGGATTTGAGGGTGATAATGAGGTCACTTCTCTAGAAATATCCACGGACCTGACGGAATATTGGGACTTGAAGGTGGACGTGGAGAAGGATGGACAGAAGAACATCATCCAGCTTTCCCGAGATGGGGAAGTGTACAGCGCTCTGCTTATCGCCTCCATGCTGGCGGATGACGGTACATACGCCATGCAGGTTCGGGGAACTCTGGGCGACCAGGTGCGGCACAGCAACCTGTTTTATGCCACGGTGTTTAATAGCATCAATGCGGTAGACGCATTCCCACCGCCCCTGCCCTCCGAGTTTGAGCAGATGGAGGACCGTCTGACAGACATTAACAATAATCCGCCAAAACCCGGCACAAACGGGACATGGCTCATTTTTAACCCGGATTCCGGGGAATATGAGGAATCAGATATACCATTACCAGAGGGCGGCGGTGGTGGCTATAGGATCGGCCACGGCCTACTGCTGGACAGAGAAACGAATACACTCTCTGTAAATGCGGTGAGCGACTTCGAGGGGGATAACACCCTTCCCATTACCGCGGCGGCGGTGCAGGATACTGTTGGAAATATCGAGATCCTTTTAGGGACGATTTGAAAGGTGGTAAAAAATGAGCGTAGCAACTGAAATCAGCCGCATCCAAACTGCACGAAATACGATCCGTGCGAAAGCGGTAGAGCTTGGTATTGGCACGAGCGTTGACACATTGGACAAGCTGGCGACAGAGATCGAGGGTATTGAAAACCGGGGCGCTGTATCGGCGCAAGTCCAGGAGGGCGATACATACACCATCCCGAAGGGCTACCACAACGGAAGTGGTACAGTCTCCGGTGTGGCCGGGGGCGGAAACTATAACCTCCAGAGCAAGAGTGTTACGCCTACCAAGGTTCAGCAGAACGTGACTCCAGACCCCGGTTATTACGGACTGTCTGATGTGACGGTAGCTCCGATTCCCGATAGTTACCAGGATGTGTCTGCTGTGACCACCACTGTGGCTGACGTGCTGACTGGAAAGGTATTTGTAGATAAGACGGGTAAGGTTTCTACCGGCACCATGCCAAACAATGGGGCCGCAAATAAAACCCTTACAGCGGAGGAACCATCATACACCATCCCAAAGGGGTACCATGCTGGTACTGGTAAGGTGCAGATTGTCCCAGAGACGAAAACCGTCACGCCTACAAAGTCCGAGCAGACTGTGGAGGCAACAGAGGGCAAGGTGCTTTCCTCCATCACCGTAGGGGCTATCCCAGAGGAGTTTGTAGACACAACAGACGCCACCGCAACGGCTGGACAAATCCTCAATGGAGAAACTGCGTATGTTGGCGGAAGCAAGGTCACAGGTACGATGCCAGATAATGGGGCAGTTACCCAAACGCTGACCGTTGCGGCTCCATCCTATACGATTCCGGCCGGACACCATGACGGAGCTGGGACAGTATCTATCACGCTGGAGGAAAAGACCGCAACCCCCAGCAAGTCCGCCCAGACGATTGCGCCAACCACAGGAAAGGTGCTGTCTAAGGTTACCGTTGGAGCTATTCCAGCCGCATATCAGGACGTAAGCGGAGTAACGGCTGCTGCGGCTGATGTGCTGACTGGTAAGAAGATCGTAGATGCGAAAGGCGCATTGGTATCCGGCTCCATGGCGAATAACGGCGCTGTTTCCGGTACCATCGATGGCCTGACCACGACCTCATATTCTGTGCCTGCCGGGTACACCTCCGGGGGTAGCGTGAGCTTGACCAGTGACATTGAGGAAGCCCTTGCGGCTATTTGAGGAGGTGCTTTATGAGTATCCAAAGTGAGATCGACCGGCTGTTGGCGGCGAAAAAATCGATT